ACACTTGTATTGCCTGTAGAGTAATCAACTATAAATTTATCTTTGTTAACAATTAAATTTTTAGAAATATCTAATTGACCAGCTACACTTGTATTTCCAGTATCATGATATACAATAAATTTATCTTGATTAACTACAAAATTTTTAGAAATATCTAATTGACCAGCTACACTTGTATTGCCTGTAGAGTAATCAACTATAAATTTATCTTTATTAACAACTATATTTTTAGAAATATCTAATTGACCAGCTACACTTGTATTACCTGTAGAGTAATATACAATAAATTTATCTTTATTAACAATTAAATTTTTAGAAATATCTAATTGACCAGCTATACTTGTATTTCCGGATGAGTAATTAACTATAAATTTATCTTTGTTAATTATAAGATTCTTTGAAATATCTAATTGACCAGCTATACTTGTATTTCCGGATGAGTAATTAACTATAAATTTATCTTGATTAACAACTATATTCTTTGAAATATCTAATTGACCAGCAATACTTGTATTTCCTGATGAGTAATCAACTATAAACTTATCTTTGTTAATTATAAGATTCTTTGAAATATCTAATTGACCAGCTATACTTGTATTTCCAGTATCATAATTAACTATAAACTTATCTTTGTTAATTATAAGATTCTTTGAAATATCTAATTGACCAGCTATACTTGTATTTCCAGTATCATAATTAACTATAAACTTATCTTGATTAACAACTATATTCTTTGAAATATCTAATTGACCTGCTATACCTGTGTTACCAGATGGATCAATAACAAATTTATTATTTGAAATTCTAAAATTTCCAGCAAGATCAAAATCTCCATAAACACCAAAATTACCATCAATTTGCATACTTGAACATATTAAACTTCCATCGATATCAGCATTACCTTTAATATTAATATCACCTAATATATCAGTATTTCCAGTATCATGATATACAACAAATTTATCTTGATTAACAATAAAATTCTTTGAAACATCTAATTGACCAGCTATACTTGTATTACCATTAATAGAATTAACAATAAATTTATCTTTATTAACAACTAAATTTTTTGAAACATCTAATTGACCAGCTACACTTGTATTTCCAGTTTCATAGGCAACAATAAATTTATCTTTGTTAATAACTAAATTTTTTGAAATGTCTAATTGACCAGCTATACTTGTATCACCTGTCGAATATTTAACAATAAATTTATCTAAATTAACTACTAAATTTTTAGAAATGTCTAATTGCCCAGCTATATTTGTATTACCAGTTTCATAGGCAACAATAAATTTATCTTTATTAATAACTAAATTTTTTGAAATGTCTAATTGACCTGCTATACTTGTATCTCCTGTCAAATATTCAACGATAAACTTATCTTTATTAACAACTAAATTCTTTGAAATGTCTAATTGCCCAGCTAAACTTGTATCGCCAGTATCATAATATACAATAAACTTATCTTTATTAATAACTAAATTTTTAGAAATATCTAATTGTCCTGCTATATTTGTATCACCATTAATAGAATTAACAATAAATTTGTCTTTATTAACAACTAAATTTTTTGAAATATCTAATTGCCCAGCTAAACTTGTATTACCAGTATCATAATATACAACAAATTTATCTGTATTAACAACTAAATTCTTTGAAATGTCTAATTGTCCTGCTATACTTGTATTTCCATTACTCGAATCAATTATAAATTTATCTTTGTTAATTATTAGATTTTTTGAAATATCTAATTGACCAGCTATACTTGTATTTCCTGATGTATCAAAATATATATTATCATTAATATTTATATATCCATCAAAATTAGTATTACCAGTAACAAATAAATTACCAATAATATTCAAGTCCGAATTTTGAACAACTGCACCATTAATAGTTAAACTACCGCCTATTTCACAATTACCTGATATATCGACATTACCATTAGAATTAACTTTAAATGCATTATTATTAATTATTAAATTTTGTGAAATATCAATAGTACCTGCGACATGAACATTTCCTGTATCATGATATACAATAAATTTATCTTGATTAACAATAAAGTTTTTTGAAATATCTAATTGTCCAGCTATACTAGTATTACCATTAATTGAATTTACTATAAATTTATCTTGATTAATAATTAGATTCTTTGATATGTCTAATTGACCAGCTAAACTTGCATTACCGGTTTCATAGACAACAACAAATTTATCTTTATTAACAATTAAATTTTTTGAAATATCTAATTGTCCTGCTACACTCGTATTTCCTGACGAGTAATCAACTATAAATTTATCTTTATTAACAACTAAATTTTTTGAAATATCTAATTGTCCAGCTACACTTGCATTACCGGTTTCATAGACAACAACAAATTTATCTTTATTTACAACTAAATTCTTTGAAATATCTAATTGACCAGCTATATTTGTATCACCAGTTTCATAATTAACAATAAATTTATTTTTATTTATAACAAGATTTTTGCTTATATCTAATTGACCAGCTATACTTGTATCACCATTAGCATAATTAACAATAAATTTATTTTCATTTATAACAAGATTTTTGCTTATGTCTAATTGACCTGCAATACCAGTATCACCTGTATCATATTCAACAACAAACTTATCAACATTAACAACTAAATTTTTTGAAATATCTAATTGGCCTGCAATACCTGTATCGCCTGTCAAATATTCAACAATAAATTTATCAACATTAACAATTAAATTTTCTGAAATATCTAATTGACCAGCTATATTTGTATCACCAGTAATATAATCAACTATAAATTTATCTGTATTAACAACTAAATTTTTTGAAATGTCTAATTGCCCAGCAACACTTGTATCGCCAGTAATATAATCAACAATAAATTTATTTTCATTTATAACAAGATTTTTTGATACATCTAATTGTCCAGCTATACTTGTATCGCCAGTAATATGACTAACAATAAATTTATTTTCATTTATAACAAGATTATTTGAAATATCTAATTGTCCAGCTATACTTGTATCACCAGTAATATAATCAACAATAAATTTATCTAAATTTATTACAAGATTATTTGAAATGTCTAATTGTCCAGCAACATTCGTATCACCTGTTTCATAATAAACAATAAATTTATCTTTATTAACTATAAAATTCTTTGAAATGTCTAATTGTCCTGCTATACTTGTATTACCTGTTGAAGAATTTACAAACATTTTTTTAGTATTATTAGTTCCAACTGTTAAATTACCTGATAAATCAAATGATCCATTAACTACAGTATCACCAGTATTAGCATAAACTATCATTTTATTGCCACCTACTTTTAAATTACCTGATAAATCCATTGTCCCATTTATTTTTGTATTTCCTGTTCTCCCATAAATAATATACTTTCCATTATTAACATTTAAATTACCTGTTACATCAATATTTCCTGAACTAATAATATTACCTGTTAGAGCATCAAAAATAATATTATTATTAACATTTATATTACCTGATGTATCAATAGCACCAGTACTATTAATTTTAAATTGATCACCACCAACAGAAAAATTATTAACATTTATTCCATCATGAAAATAACCTGTTTTTGCTTCTATATTTTTTACTTGTAATTCTCCTAAAAAATCATATGTTATTTCATTATTTAGAGGATTAAAAATTCCTCCAACATTATCCATAAATTGTTCTCTTGCCAAATAAACTTTATCATTTGTAATACTTGTAATATCTCGATTTGTAGTTTCATATAAACGAAATTTTTTATCTTTAGCATTAAAACCAATAAATCCAACTTGTGCATTGCTTCCTGCAGCATTATTATAATATTGGAATATTAAACCAACATCACCATTTGCAATTCTTTTACTAAAATATACCAATGGATCATTAATTTCTAATCTATTTGTTAAAATACTTGTTGTAGAATTTTGTTGATCTGAATCTAAAATAATATTACCAAATAATTTAACATTTTCAGCTGAAATATTTAATTCTGGTTGTGTATCAACAACAGATATTGAATTTCGAATAAGAATAATATCTCCGGTATTTAATTCATTTAAAAATATACCTTTGAAAGCTTGTATAATATCTCCTTGTGTTACACCAGAACCTATATTACTAATTACATTACTATCAATGCCTATTACTGATGAACTATTAATAATATTTTTTGAATCATCTATTATTATTCGTCGTGACATTCCATTAAAACATTTTTAATAAAAAATTATTAAAAATAAACATACTAAAATAATAAATTTAATTATTAATATTTTTTTTCTACTAAATATTAATAAATATGAATAAAAATATTAATTATCCAGTAAAAAAAATCAATAGTTTTATATCTGATATACCTATAAATGAAGAATCTAGAGATAATTTATTTAGTTTAGCAACTTCACATGATCTTGCGGGATTAGAACATTTTATAACTACTAACAGTATTTCATTAAATGTTAAAAATAATAATAATCAAACTATAATACATGTATTATTGGAAACAAATAGTACAATAGATGAATTAGAATTATTAAGATGTATTAAATTTTTAATAGATAGAGGAGCTCATATAAGCAGTACTGATAAATTTTTATTAACACCATTATTTATTTGTATTAAAAAGAATTATTTACAAATATTTAATTATTTATTAGATAAAGATGCTTATTTGGAAATAAATACATATGATAAACTAACAATTTTACATGAAATATCTAAACCTAAATATATAACATTTAATGAGACTGGAATTAAAGATCTTATTCCAGAAAGATTACCAAAAACTGAAATTATAACAAAATATAATGAAGTTTATGAAAAAATACTGAAAGAAATAACAGTTGTTACAAATGATATAACATTTACACAATTTATAAATATAGCTAAAGAGTTTTATATTAATGATGAAGATTTTAATAATGTATTATTAGTATCTTCATATGAAGGTAATATTGATGAATCTGGACTAAAAAATGATTTGTTTGAAAAATTAAAAAATAAATTGCAAATTTTTTATAATGATGATGATAATGACGACGATGATAATAATGAAGAAAAAATAAAAAAGAAATTAGATGATGATTTAAAAAAAAATATAATAGAATTAAATAATAATATTAATCACGAACAAATGCGAGAATTAAATACTGGTTTATTTAATGCTATAAAAAATTTTGCTCAGTCTTTAGAATTAAGTATTCATTACTTTTTTTTAAAAGATCCAGTAAATTCATATATTGCTACTGATGTTGTAATAGCAATAGCAGAAGCAACTGCTCTAGGATTTGCTGCAGCAAATCCTATACAAGCAATTAGACGAATATTAATGAAAATAAATGTAGTAAGAGAAGTTATATTAGCAATTATAACAATATCAAAAATGAATATACAAATTCGTGCACCTGCAACTATTAAAGATGTTATTAATAACATTCAAGAATTAATAATAAACGAAGTAATGGCTGATGAAATTGTTGGTGGTGCAGGTGCTCTAAATTATATAGTACATACACCACAAGTTCATGCTTTACCAGTTTTAGGAGCAGGACCAGGAGCAGGACCTGTTGGACTAGGAGGAGATCAATGGGGAACAGTAATTTATGTAGTACATATGAATGCAGATGCTGGAGGGTTTATTTCATCATTAATAAACATGCCAACAACACAAGGTTCAAATGCCACAGCAGGAACAATATTAGAAAATGTAAAAAAAGCAATAGAAAGTCCAATAGCCGCACCAGTATTACCAGGAATAGTAGATGGAGTATTAACAGCTGCTATAGTAATAAATATACAAACTGCTGCAACTCATGCTGCTACAACAGTAAGAGATGTAGACAGTGTAGGAATTCAAACTAATAATGCATTTAGAGCAGTACCTGCTGCATTTGCAGTATTACCTGCAGTAGTTGCAGCATTTGCAGTAGTACCTGGAGAAATAATACAACAGAAATTACAAGTAATAGCGATATTACAAGCTGCGACACGAGCAGCTGTATATGGAGCTGTTTATGTACAAAATAAAGTACTTGCAAATAAAATAGCAAATATATCAGCAGTTCATGCAGCTGTTGATGCTAGCGTTATTGAAGGTGTTATAGATGGTGCTGCTTCTGCTCCTCCTGCTGCTGCTCCTGATGGTCCTATTCCAACAAATCAAGATAAACTTCAAAGAGAATTATCAAATGAAGTAGTTGCTATTGAAGCAGTAATAAGAGCTGCTTATGAAGCAATAGTTGCAATAACTGCAGCAGGTATTCAACGAGTTGCTACTCCAGATGAAGTAATAGAAGCTTTAGAAGAAGCATTAGTCAATATAGATGCTGATAATAAAGTTATTGAAATAATTATAGAACTAGCAAATGCAACTGCTCTAGCATTTGCTGCAGCAAATCAAATACAAGCAATTACACAAATATTAAGTAAAACAAATGTAGTAAGAGAAATAGTGTTAGCAGTTAAAGAAGTTTCAAAAATATCAAAAATTACTCAAAAAGTTATTGATGAAATTCAAACAATAATAATAGAGCAAGTAATAGTTGAGGAACAAGCTGGTGGTGCTGTAAATTATGTAAGAAGAGTAGCTTTAGGACCAGGTCGATGGGGAACAGTAATTACTGTAGTATATAATAATGCTGATGCTATTTCATTATTAATAAACAATCCATCAACATCAGATTCAGATACCACAGCAACAAATATATATACTAAAGTAAGAGAAGCTATAGAAAGTCAAATAGCATTACCAGGAATAGTTGATGGAGTATTGATAGCAGGAGGTCCAATACAAGGACATATTCAAACTGCTGCAACTAATGCTGCTGCAATAGTAAGAGATGTAGACAGTGTAGGAACTGAAACTAAAACTGCATTTAGAGCAGTACCTGCAGCATTTGCTGCAGCATTTGCTGCAGCACCTGGAGCACCTGGAGCAATAATACAACAGAAATTACAAGTAATAGCGATATTACAAGCTGCGACACGAGCAGCTGTATATGGAGCTGTTTATGTACAAAATAAAGTACTTCCAAATAAAGTAGCAAATATATCAGCAGTTCATGCAGCTGTTGATGCTAGCGTTATTGAAGGTGTTATAGATGGTTCTGCTGCTGCTCCTCCTGCTGCTGCTCCTGATGGTCCTATTGCAACAAATCAAGATGAACTTAAAAGAGAATTAACAAATGAATTAGTTGCTATTGAAGCAGTAATAAGAGCTGCTTCTCAGACAATAGATGCAATAACTGCAGCAGGTATTCAACGAGTTGCTACTCCAGATGAAGTAATAGAAGCTTTAAAAGAAGCACTAAAACTACCACCAATTATACCTAACCAATTTATAAATAATGATTATAATAAATTAATAAAATTATATAATTTAATGAATATACCTCAAAAATATATTAATTATAATAATGAAATATTATATTCACATCCTGAAAATTATACACAGGATAATATTAAAAATGCAACTAGTCTAACTAAATATAAATTACCAGAAGGTAATAGATGTTACGCAATTGATTATTTTAATTTATTATATACATTTAATGAATATGTAAAAAATAATTATATAAAAATTGCAGATATAGATGAAAATAACATATTTATTTTATATAAACATATTCAACAAATTTATAAATATTATTACATTATTAACATATTTGAAAAAGAAAAAGAAAAAATAAAAAATTTATTAAATTTTTCTCCTGCTTTAAATGATCAATTAAAAAATAATATTAAAATTATATTTGATGAAAGATATAAAGAATTAGAAGAAAGTATTTCAAATATAAGAAAAAAATTAGAAAAAATTGAAAAATCAGCAAATCAATATATTAGATTGTATAATATAAAGAATAGTTTAAAAGTATATGAAAATCCTACTGAAAATAATTTAAAAATAGGTATATACCCAAATATAAATTTTCCAACTGAAATTAAATATTCATTAGCTGATGAAAATGCAATAATTACAAGATGTAAAGATTATACAACATATAACGAAAATAAAAATGATTTTTTCCATAATTTTGTGTTATTTTTTCAAGATATTGGTATTTATTATGTTGATAAAGCAACATATGATGCAGCTATAGCTGCAGGAACTCATGTAAATTTATTAAACAATATACTAATTAATTATGATATTGATATTACAAAATATCTTACAAACAACATAATAAATGCTTTAAATTATATATTTCTAATCCTAAACTTTTAAAATTAGAAAAACAAAAAATAAGAGATAAAATTTTAAAAATAAAAAATATTTCAGATATTAAATTTGAAATAAATACTTTTTTAAAAAGTAAAGAAATATATAATGATAAAACAAAAATAAAAATTTTAAATGAAATATTAAATAATAAATTTGATAATATTTTAAATAATCAAATTGATGGGTTTTTTAAAGAAAATTTTACAATTGATGGTTATAAAGACAAATTGATTGAAAATAATGAAACAATAGAAAAACCAGATTTTAATGCAATATTATTAAAAAGCTTAGGATTTCAACATATTTTAATTCCTAATTATGAATTTGTTAATAATAAATTTTTATCTATAAATGGAAATAAATATATTAATTTTTATTTATATTTTGATACAAATTACTTTAAACCAACAGATTTAAAAATATTAAAATATTATAATAGTAATCAAAAAGAAATTTTAACAAAAATTTTAGATAAAAAAGAATCTTTATTATTTAAAACAGACATTAAAGGCTGGACGCCAATTTATTATGCTATAGATGGTAATAATTATGATATTATAAACGAAATATTAATAAAAAATAAAAATACATTAAAACATTATGATAATAAAGGTATTACACCAATACAATTATGTATAAATAAACAATTGCATCATTTAACTAATTTATTTGATGATAAAGATGAGATATACTATTTAAAAATTTATACAAATATGTTAAGAAATGAATTAAAAAGTAATGATATATTAATACCTGTAAATATAGATTCTGTATTTATAATTGCATTAGCTATACAAAATCATAGATTCAATATATTAAATTATAATAATAATAATTTAGATAAAAATGATGCAGGTAATACATTAGAAGAACAATATAAAAAATATTATGCAAATAATCCAAATACAATTCCATATTCGAATAATCAAAATATAAATTATAATAAAAATTTTAATTATAAAAATAATGATAAATTTTTTCATAAAAATCATTATATATTTATAAAATTTTATGATAAAGCTATGGATTTAGAATCAGAAAACTTTGAATCATATGGATCATATTGGAAAAAGTTTAAAATAAAAGAATTGAAACATATAAAATTTTCATTAGAATTAAAAAAAATATTAAAAAATATTTCAATAGAATCAAAAAATAATAAATTTAATATACCTGATTATGATGAAATAAAAGTTGAAGAGTTAAAAAAAAAAATAATAAGAAATATAAAATATTTGGGCCAAAGACTAAATTTTATAAATTATAGATTTCATGAAATAAATAATGTTGATTACGTTATATTTTTAGATAAAATATATGTTCATGTATTAGCTAATATTATTGGAGTAAATTTTTATTTAACAATGGAAGAATTAATAGTAAAACACTATATAAATTCAGATGTTAAAATTGAAAAAGATAAAATTGATAATATATTAAAATTAATTAATAATTTATTAATTAACAATAAATTAGAAGATAATAATATTAATTATTCATATATAAAAAATCCGATTCCTGAATCAGTTTTAAAAGACAAAATTAAAGACATTTTAAAAAGTATTTTATTTGGTGATAGTGAATTAATAAATAATTTTGAAACTATAGTATTACCAAGATATAGAGATTTGTATAAAATTACATATAAATATTTAAAAATGTTTATGTCAAATTATCATAAATTTATTTATAATCAATATCATGGATTAGATATATTATTATTATTATTAAATAATTTAGAATTTTCATAAATTTCTAATGTATATGAATGTTCCATTGAACCAAAATTAAATAACTCACCGGTCGGATCATAAAAAGTAACTTCAAAATCTGAAAAAGTATTTATAGGTTCTTTAAAATATTCTCCTAATTGTACAAATTGGTTATACATGATAGTTCCTGGATCTCCTGCTAATAAAAGTTTTGCGAATACACCATCAATATTACCAGTTGTATATGAAGATTCCTTAAATATTGGCGAACACATTAATATATAATTATCACCACTTAAATTAATAGTATTTGTAATATTTCTATCTAATATATCATTTTCATATGGTGTATCATTTGTTATTATAGTATTAAAATTAGTTATTGATGATGGTTTTCCAATATCTTTAAAACCTAATATATGACCTAATGTATATGGTCTATCAAATAATAAACGGAATTTTAAAGGATATATAATTAATACATTTGACCCTCCATTAGTTATATCATTTTGAGCTGAACTTGCTGTATATCTAGGTAATTTTACTTCATAAGTATTTCTATCTAATATTCGTTCAATAATAAATGAAGAATTTAATATTGCATCTGGAATATTATTTGTAGATGTTGCATTAGATATTGTTATTTGATCGTTAGCATTTAAATTATGATTAGGATGATATATTCTTAATCTACTAAATCCATCATCAAAACTATGATTAGATAATGTCAATGGCTTGCTAATTGTCAATCTTTGAAGTAATTTCATGGAAAATAAATCATTTTGTGAGTTTATTTCTATAACTGGTAAATTATATGTATAATATAACATTTCACTATTATTAACATTTAAATTATATATATTAGCAATAGGTCTTATAACATTACTAATTTGTTTAGTTAATTCAGTAATTAAAGTATTTAAAGTATAATTTCCTGGAGTAATTTCAATACTATATAAATCTTCACCATCTTCTAAAATTTGCCAATATAACATACTATTTTTTTTATTTAATGGATAATTTTTAATAACTCTTTCAGTATTTGGAAATTCAGAACTTATTAATCTTATTCTATTAACATTATAAAATGTTTTTTTCAAATTTATTTTATAATAATTATTATCTGGATATCCTTCAATGAAATCTAATACTTGTGTAACCCAAATAGTACTACCACCTAATGTAGTTGTCATTATTGCTTTGTCAGTAACTTGAATTTCATAATAATTATTGTTTACGATATTATAAATAATATGATATCCATTAATTTGTAAAGCTGTTCTAGGATAATTTGCATTAATTTGATTTATTGCTATTCCTGCTAATTGTATAAAATTAATATATATAGAAGATAAAGAATATTCATAATCTTGAGAAACTTTTGTTAAAATTTTAATATAATAATAATCATTACTTGGATTTTCTGTTTTATTTCTAATAAAATATATATTATGTTGGGTATTTAATTCATTAACTGGAATATTTAATAATGTTCTTTTATCATTTAAATTACCAATAATATTAGATAATTTAATAATAATTGAATTATTATTATTTAAATTATTATTTAAATTATGATTTTTATGATTTATTCTTATATATTCATTATCTTTACTAAATGTTAAACCATTAATTAAACTAATAACATCTGGTTGTACTCCTTGGAGTATAATTTTATCTTCTTTCTGAAATCCATGATCTGTATGAAATATTTTAATAATATTACTATTATTTGTAAAAAATAATGAATTATTTGTTAAATATGTAATTTTATTTGATATTATATTTTTAGATTCTATATTTCTATATCTACTGTCAATATTAATTCTTGTAATATTTAAATTTTTATTTAAATTTAAATTAAAATTTAAATTATTTTTATTAATATTTTGTACCTTGCTTGAATTTTCTTGATCTTTATTTTTGCTCATGTAATAATTTGTATTTAAAATATTATTATCTTCGTTTAATTCTTGAATATTCATTATATTATTTTATAAAAAAATATATTTAAATTATTTATTTTTTATTATTATATTATATATATAATATATAATGTCTGATTTTGAAATACAAAATAATTCAAATTCCACTTTCCTAGAAGGAGGGAAGCGCAAAAGAGCCAAAAAATCATCTAAAAAATCATCTAAAATGATGACTTTAAATGGTGAATCTAAAAAAATGGAAGAAAGAAAATTAGATGAAAAAAAACAATTAGAAGGTGGAAAACGCAGAAGCAAGAAATCTAGCAAAAAATCATCTAAAAAATCCAGCAAAAAAACATCTAAACATGCTTTAGAAGGTGGAAAACGTAGAAGCAAGAAATCATCTAAAAAAGCTTCTAAAAAAGCTTCTAAATCTGCGTTAGAAGGTGGAAAACGTAGAAGCAAGAAAGCATCTAAAAAATCCAGCAAAAAATCATCTAAAAAATCTTCTAAACATACTTTAGAAGGTGGAAAACGCAGAAGTAAGAAAGCATCCAAAAAATCATCCAAAAAATCATCTAAAAAAGCTTCTAAATCTGCGTTAGAAGGTGGAAAACGTAGAAGCAAAAAAGCATCAAAAAAATCATCTAAAAAATCCAGTAAAAAAGCATCTAAACATGCATTAGAAGGTGGAAAACGTAGAACTTCAAAGAAAGCATCCAAGAAAGCATCTAAAAAATCCAGTAAAAAATCTTCTAAACATGCTTTAGAAGGCGGAAAACGCAGAAAAGCATCAAAGAAAGCATCCAAAAAAACCAGCAAAAAATCTAGTAAAAAAGCTTCTAAACATGCTTTAGAAGGCGGAAAACGCAAAAAAGCATCCAAAAAAGCATCCAAAAAAAGATCTAAGAAATCAAGCAAAAAATGAACTTAATTTTAATTTCTATTTTTATTTCAAATATATTATTTATATAATTGAAATAAAAAAAATTGAAATAATTTAAAATAATAATAATAAGATTTAATATCAATAACAATATTTAAATGCCTCCTAAATCAAAAACTATTGAAGAGATATATCAAAAACTAACTCCTATTGAACATATTTTAAAAAGACCAGATTCATATATTGGTAGTTTATCACTTCAAAAAGATAAACAATATGTTTATGAAAATGAAAAAATTATTAAAAAAGAAATTACTTATCCGCCTGGTTTAATGAAAATATTTGATGAAATTTTAGTTAATGCTAGAGATCATTATGTTAATGATGATTCATGTGATATTATTAAAGTAACAATAGATATATCTCAAAATGAAATTTCTGTTATGAATAACGGAAAAGGTATAGATATTGAAATACATAAAGAACATAATGTATATGTACCTGAACTTATATTTGGACATTTATTAACATCAACAAATTATGATGATACTGAAAAAAGAACTACTGGAGGTAGAAATGGTTATGGTGCTAAACTTACTAATATATTTTCTAATTTTTTTAGTATTGAGACTGTAGATGGTAAAACAAAAAAAAAATATTATCAAGAATTTAAAAATAATATGGGAGAAAAAAGCGTTCCAATAATTACAGACTTGAAAGCTCGTTCAGAAACATTTACAAAAATTGTATTTAGACCTGATCTTGAGAAATTTGGTCTTGAAAATCTAACACCAGATATTATTTCATTATTAACTAGACGTGTATATGATATTGCAGGTATGCATCCTAAAATTAAAATATATTTTAATGATAAAAAAATAGAATCAAATACTTTTAAAAAATATATAAGTTTATATGATTTTGGAGAAATAAAAATTGAACGTTTAGATGTTGATAATGGCGAATCAACTGTTAAAGAAGAAGATGATAATATATCAATATCTTCTAAATCTTCTAATAAAGAAAAAGAAAAGAAAGATGATTTTATATATGAACTTGAAAATGAAAGATGGAAAATAGCAGTAATGTACCATCCAACATATAATCACGAGGCAATATCATTTGTAAATGGTATTTGTACATATAATGGTGGAAATCATGTTGATTATATTGTTAATAATATTATTGAAAGATTAAAAACAATTATTACAAAAAAACATAAAGATATTACTTTTAAACCACAAATGGTAAAAGATAATTTAATTGTTTTTATTGATTCGGTTATTGAAAATCCATCATTCACAAGTCAAACAAAAGAAACATTAAAAACTAAAGCATCAGATTTTGGTTCAAAATGTGAAATATCAGATAAATTTATTAAAAAACTATCTGTAACAGGTATATTTGATCAAGTTTTAATGATGGCAAAGATTAAAGATCAAGCTATTCTTAAAAAAACAGATGGCAAGAAAACAACTAAACTATTAGGATATCCTCAATTAGAAGATTGTAGTTTAGCTGGTACTAAGCGGTCAAGTGAATGTTTATTATTTTTAACAGAAGGACTTAGTGCTATGACTTTAGCGGTGGCAGGACGTGTTGTGATCGGCTCTGAGAAATATGGTATTTTTCCGTTACGTGGAAAATTGCTAAATGTTAGGGAAGCAAATTCTAAACAATTATTAGAAAATGAAGAAATTACAGCTATTAAAAAGATTTTAGGATTACAACATGGTAAGGAATATAAAGATACAAGTGATTTAAGATACGGAGGTATCGTTTTATTAACAGATCAAGATACAGATGCTTTTCACATCAGAGCATTAATTCTAAATGCTTTACATTTTATGTGTCCATCGCTAATTAATTTAAATACATTTGTTACTTGTTTGAATACTCCTATTGTTAAAGCAACAAATTCAAAAACAAAAAATATAATTTCATTTTACAATTTAATTGAATATGAAGAATGGAAAAAAACAAATAATACAAAAGACTATAATATCAAATATTATAAAGGATTAGGTTCTTCTACTAAATCTGAAGCATGTGAATATTTTGAAAATATAGAAGATAAGCTAGTATATTATACAACAACTGATGAAGATTATCCAAGTGTTGTAAAAAAAATATATAATGATCCTGTTTTAGAAGCTATTACATTAGCATTTCAAAAAAACAGAGCAGATTGTAGAAAAGAATGGTTATTGAATTACAATCCTAATAATATATTAATTAATAAAGATAATAAAGTTTCAATTCCACATTTTATTCACAATGAATTAATTCAATTTTCTAACTATGATAATATTCGTTCAATTCCAAATATTTGCGATGGATTTAAACCTGTTCAAAGAAAAATATTGTATGGATGTATTAAGAAAAAACTTTTTAATCCTAAAGATGAATTAAAAGTTTCACAATTATCTGGTTTTATTTCAAGTTTAACAAGCTACCATCATGGTGAAACATCAATGATGATGTCAATTATTAATATGGCTCAAAATTTTATTGGATCAAATAATATTAATCTTTTGTATCCTTCTGGTCAGTTTGGAAGTAGAATAATGTTAGGATCTGATCATGCATCTCCAAGATATATTTTTACATATCTAAATAAAGTCACAAGATCTATTTTTAGAGAGGAAGATGATATTATATTAAAATATTTAAATGATGATGGAATACAAATTGAACCTGAGCATTATTATTGTATTATTCCAATGGTACTATGCAATGGTTGTACAGGGATTGGTACTGGTTTTTCTACTGAAATCGCATGCTATAACCCTCTAGAAATTGTTGATAATATTAAATATATGATGGAAGGAGAATATGAACCTAATAATCCTAAAAAAATTAAACCATGGTATAATAAATTTAAAGGTAGAATTACAGATAATGAATTTTATGGAGTATATGAAGTTGTAGGAGATAACAAAGTCAAAGTTACAGAGCTACCAGTTGGAATGTCTACTCAAAAATACAAAGAAATATTAGAGAAACTATTAGAGAAAAGTGATTTTGTAATTGACTATTTTAATAATAGTTCAGATGAAGATATAGATTTTCTTATTACATTAAAAAATAGTATTAAATCAGAAGACTTGTATAAAAAATTACATTTAATTAGTAAATATAGTGTTAATAATCATCACTTGTTCAATAATAAAGGTATGATTAAAAAATATACTATTGAAGAAATATTTAAAGAATTTTATATTATCCGCATTCAAAAGTATCAAGAACGTAAAGATGAAATGCTACGACATTTAGAACATGAATTAAAAGTATTAAAATATAAAGTGCTATTTATTCAAAATATTTTAAACAATATTATTATCATTCATCGCAAACGTAAAGAAGAAATTATTAACAAGTTAATTGAACTTGAAATTCCTGAACTTTCAGGAGATGTTGATGGAACACCAAGTTATGATTATTTAACAAATATGTCTCTGTTCTCATTGACACAAGAAAAGATTGAAGAATTTGATAATAAATATAAAAATAAAGAAAATGAAATTGAAAATATTAAAAATACAACAGTATTCCAATTATGGACTAAAGAATTAGATGAGTTTTTAGTCGAATATAATAAAATGCTAAAGGTTTTAGAAGAAGAAAGACAAGCAAATAATAAAATTATTAAAGCCGGTACCAATAAACCAGTAACAAAAGCAAAAAAAACAATTGTAAAAAAATAATTTAATTTATAAAAAATAATTTAATTAATAAATATTTAATAGTATTTATTAATTTATTTTTAAAGAGATTATTGGATAGATTTTGGTAATCTACTCGCAAGTTCTGGTTTTGGTATTGGTATTTGTTTTTGTGATTCTTTGTTAATTTGTTTTTTTGTTTGTAATAATTCTTTTTGTAATGATTCTTCCTTTCGTTTTAATGATAGTTGCTGTTCATGTATTAATGATAGTTCTTGTTCTTGTTTTTGTAATCTTAATCTTAGTTCTTCTGAATCTAATCTTAAACTTGATCTTGACATTGATATCGGTTGCAATCTTGATATTGGTTGCAATCTTGATATTGGTTGCAAACTTGATATTGGTTGTAATCTTGATATTGGTTGCATTTGTAATTGTAATTGTGCAAGTTCTTTTGCAACTTCAAGATCTTTAATTAAATTATTATTTTGCATTGAATAAGGATATAAATTATCACATAAATTACTACATTTGTCTTTAATAATTTCAGTTACACTTTTATTAACAAATTCAGTTACACTTTTAGTTAAACTTTCAGTAATACTTTCAGTAATATCTCCAGTGATTTCAATTTCTGTAATAAATTTTTTTAATAAATGTAAATCAGTTTCATTTATTAATTTTTTTCTAAATTGTTCAATTTTTTTATTTATATAATTAATAATATTTTTTTGTATTTCATAATAGATATGATTAATTATTGTATGTATAATTGTAACAATTAAAGCAGATTCTATAAAAACTCCTCCTTCTAATTCTGCAATATTTTTATTTAATTTTTGTTTAATTAGAAAATACAAATTATTATACATACTACTATTTTGATTTTGTAATAATATATAACAATTATACAATCTTACTATTTTTTTAAATTTATTTGTGTTAATATCAGATTTAAATCTTTGTAAAGTATTATTAATCATGATATAATATAATAATATAATATTTTTATTATAAATATTATTAAATATCAATGCATCTATATTTACAGAAAAATTTATGAATATAAAATAATTCAGCAAATAAATGTAAAAAAACTCCAATAATAAAAAATCCTAAATACTTGTTTGCAAAACAATTTAATATATAATTACCTACAATAATAAATAAAAATCCTTCTAAAATAGAATCAAATAAAAGATATTTTGTATCTGATATTTTTTTAGAGTTATTACAATTACAATTGCAATTATTGCAATTACAATTATTGCAAGCATAACCATTATTACAATAATAATCGTGTATTCCAAAGTAATAACTTAAATAATGTTTAAAAAATCCAAAAATAAATAAGAAACAATATTTATTTAGGTTTAGATTTATATTTTCTAATATTATATATAAAAATAAACAGTATAATCCAACAAATAAACTTTCAAATATTATTATCATAATAAATAATATATATATTATTTATTAAATATATTAAATTAAGAATTAATATTGATATTGATTAAGTCTTTATACACTTACTGTTCCGTATTGTTGATATTGATAGTTTTGTGGTGGTCGTACATATGGTTGTAGTTGATAGTTTTGTGGCGGTACATATTGTGATGATGTGAAATTTTGTGGTGATGATGTGAATTGTCGTGATGGTGATGTGAAATTTTGTGGTGATGGTGATGTGAATTGTCGTGATGATGATGTGAAATTTTGTGGTGATGGTGATGTGAAATTTTGTGGTGATGATGTGAATTGTCGTGATGGTGATTGATATAATTGTAATGATTTGTATGGTGGTGATGATTGTCGTGGTAATAATAATTGTTGATGTGACGATAATTGTTGATGTGACGATAATTCTCGAAATGGTGGTTGATGATGATATGGTTTCTCTGATTGCTGTGATTGATGTGATCGTTGTAATTGCTGTGATTGTAATAAATCGTATTGAGGTTGATGATATTGATATGGTTGCGGTGGTGATTGTACTTGTATTTCTGATTGTGATAATCGTGGAGGTCTTGATGTTCGCAATAATTGATATTGTCGCAGAGGTGGTTCTGGTGATGATTGTACTCGTACTGGTTGTGTTTGTGTTTGTGTTAGTGCTCGTGGTGGTGTTCTTGGCTGTGTTCTTGGCGGTGGTATCGGTGGTTGTGATGATGATTGTTGTTGTGGTAATTTATTTTGAAAAAGATACAAATAATTAGAAAAATACTGTGTAAGATTTTTTTCAATATTATTTTTATCTTTTTCAATTATTTCTATTATTTCATTTACACGTTGATCAGATTGTTGTATTTGTTCTGATTCATAAAATAAATTTATAATATTTTTTGGTAAATGTATTATACCATTTGGTAAATCTATAAAATTGTTTTTAAGTATTTCTGGAATTCCTTCCTTAAGCATTTTATTTTTATCTTCTTGAGTAAATTTATTGTCTATTTTATCTGTTTTAGCAATTAGTTTTAATATATCATTTACAGTTGATGTAATTATATGTGTAACAAAAAATCCAAATCCAAAAAGAGCTCCTGTCGTTAATGGATCTACTCCACCTTCACCAATATAATAATTTTTTAATTTTTTATTCAATTTTTTTTTAATTTGAGAAGACAATTTATTATCTTTACCTCCATTTTGATTCAATGATAATATATAACAATTAAATAATCTTTTTAATTTATTATTATCATTACCTCCGTTTTGCATTATATTATTTTCATAACTATTTATACTTATTTGATCCAAAGAATCACTTTCTAACATATAATTATATAATATAATTGAAAATATTTTAATTATATTATATAAAGTTTTATGATAAATATTAACACAATTTATTTGATAATCATATTACTAAAATTTAATTGTATTATTACTGCATCCGTTTTTTGTAATAAATTTTTTTTTAAACTTTCTATAGTTTGTACAGTCTCAAAAGAAGACTCTAGAGTTAGCCAAGATGCTATCTGTACAGTCTCCAAATAAGACTCTAGAGTTAGCCTACAGGCTAACTGTACATCATTGCTATCTAAAGTAATATTATAAGTATCATTATACAATATTATAATTATTATTTACGATTGAGGTGAGGTAGGGTATTTATCCAACTCCAAAAATTACTATACTTTTCGTGACTTTCGTAACTGGGCAATAAACCACAAACTACTAATAATACAAATATTATTAATATTGGTAATAAAATAATTCCTAATAAGATTAGTCCAATTTTTTCTAGAAAATTTTTTATAGTAATATCACCTCCTTCTAAATTATTATATTTACCTCCTTTTTGTTGTCCAAATGTTTTATCATATTCATTTTTTATTTCTGTTTTTTTTTCTTCAATTAATATTTTAATAATATTCCAAATTATTAATTCATTAAAATTTATAATATTATCAAATTTTAATGAATTAATAATTTTTATATATTGTGCAAAAAAAATATTATCTTTTTCTATACTTAGTGTTTGTAATAATATAGGACGTAATGATATTTTTAAGTTATCTTTTACTTCTTTGTCTTTTTTAATCACTAGTTCTGTTTTTATTAATAATTCATTATAAAAATCGTCCGCACTAGTTCCACCTTCTAAATTTTTTAATTCTGTAATTTTTTTATTTAATCTTTTTTTTATTTTTAAAGATAATTCATTATGTATTATAGTACCTCCATTTTGATTTAATGATAATATATAACAATTATATAATCTTGTTATGTTTTTTTTAATTTTTTTTTTATTATTACCTCCACCCCACGACGGCCAAAATTGGTACCAAGGTGTTGATGCTGATTGTAGTGATTTTGGTGCTGGTTGTAGTTTTAGTGCTGGTGGTTGTTGTTGTGGTTTTGGTGCTGGTGGTAGTGGTAGTGGTCGCGGTGTTGATAGTGGTACTGGTAATGCTAGTATCGCTGATGTTGTAACTGACTGTGATCGTGCTGGTTGTTGTGATGGTGGCGGTGGCGCTGGTAGTGCTCGTGCTTGTGATGGTGGTACTAGTTTTTGTGTTGATTGTTTTGTTGCTTGCGGTACTTGTAAAAATATTTTATCACTAAATTTTATTTTTAAAAATATAAACATTATAATTTTTAGAAGTTCTCTTACAATTTCGTCAAGACCACCACCATTTTGTAATAAATTATTTTCTAAAGTAATACGATCTAATGAATCGCTTTCTATCATTATACTATATTATAATTAATATTTTATTTTATATATTTTTAAAATAAACTATTTAAAAATATAATTATTAATGATAATTAATATGGTTTTTAATGAAAAAGGCGCTTATTCGTTAGCTACAACGAATAATGCCTGTGTTGATTTATTTTTTAAAATGACCCAAGATGTATATCAAAATCCAAATTTTATTGAATGGATTGAAAAATCATGGGAAGAATCACCTTTAGATACAATGAAAATTATTTTTCAAAGTAGAGATTGTAGAGGTGGTAAAGGTACAAAAAAAACATTTATTGATGCTATGAGATATTTATCATATGAACATCCAGATTGGATAGAAGAAAATATGGATATTATTCCAACTTTTGGACGTTATAAAGATTGGATCAAGTTAATGAATGATAATACTACAGATAAAATAATTAATTTAATATGTAATCAATTAAAAGAAGATATTATTAATATGAATGAAGGAAAATCAATTTCATTATTAGCAAAATGGATTCCATCTGAAAAAAAAAAATTAAATAAAAAAAATTATATTACCAAATTAATTACTAAACAATTATACGAAGAACATGAAAAAGAACCTTATAAAAGATTTAGAAAAGAATATCTAACTCCATTAAGATATTATTTAAAAATTGTAGAAAATTATATGTGTTCTAATAAATGGGAAGAAATTGATTTTTCTATTGTTCCAAGTTGTGCAATGAATAGATTAAAAAAAGCATTTCAAAAACATACTCCTGAAAAATTTGCTGATTGGTTAAATGCTATTAAAGAAGGAAGATCTAAAATTAATGCTGGACAATTACAACCTCATGAAATAGCTAAACATTATATTAATGGTGGTGAATATGATGAAGTTATTGAATTACAATGGCAACAAATTGTTGAAAATACTTCAAAACTTGGTAATTTTGAAAATTCAATTGTTTTATCTGATGTTAGTGGTAGCATGGATGGTGTGCCAATGGAAGTTTCAATTGCTTTAGGAATTTTAATTTCTTCTCTAACAGCTGAACCATTTAGAAATATAGTTATTTCTTTTGATACAAATCCTACAATGCATATTATTCCTGATACATGCACAATGTTGCAACAAAAAGTCGAATCAATGAAAGAAGTACCATGGGGTGGAACAACAGATTTATATAAAGTTTTTGAATTAATTTTAAATAGAGCAATACAATATGGTTTAAGTCCTGATCAAATGCCCAAACGTTTATATATTTTAAGTGATATGCAATTTGATTCTGCAATTGAATGTGAATGTGACATTGAAACAGTATTTGAAAGTATAGAATATATGTATTCAAAAACAATATATACAAGACCTGATATTATTTTTTGGAATCTTAGATCAGATACAACATATGATTTTCCTATTTCCAATAATCAAAAAGGTGTTGCAACTATATCTGGATTTAGTCCAAGTATTCTAAAAAATATTTTAAATGGTGATG